GGTTTCTTTGAAGAAAGAATTAGAAACCCTTCTCCACCCCTTACTGTATACTTAGTAAGGGAGGACCCACCGGTATTGTAGTGTGGCGCTACCGGGACGCACAGAGCGTTCCAAGTGTCCCTCCGACATCGGTTCGTTACCTTTGTGGAGAAAGCACTTCAGGAGGGCCGCTGATCCTGACAAGGGATCATTGACCTTTGGAACTCTAATCTTCCACGTCTTAACTTTAAAGTTGTGGAGATCAGGGTCCCATTTAGAGAAGGTGTAGCTTTGATTAAAGCTGTTCCAACCTAAACCTGGAGAAGTGTCTTGTACGTGCGGTAGAGGACCAAGAATTTCCTCTACATACTCACGTACACGTCTTGCAGAAGCCCACCAACCTCTTTTATAGAGTTGGTTGGCGAGCGATACGAAAGACACTAGCTCGGGAACGTCACGCCTATTGCTTGGGTGAATACGACGGACGTAACAAGGTGTTACGTCACATCCGTCATAAGCATCCATACCACAAGACTCTCTGAACTTACCAGTTCCGAAAGACTTGTCGTAGTTGACCTTGAGAAGTAAAGACTCAAGGCCATTAGCAATAGCTGACACCTCATCTGTGGGGATAATGATATCGTCCCCATAGATGTAAACATCTCGCGACATTTTATATACGTTGCGAGATGTAGGAGGCAGGTTATGGATTTTCAACCTAGTCAAGACGCATGATGTAAAAAAACACCATGCTCTCGATTGGGAAGCATAATCCAGAGCCCATCGACGCGAACTTGTTAAGGTGGACAGTCCGTCCATCAGGCAAGGTCGCCCTTGTGGACCTACATGCCATAACGGCTTCCAAAAACGTTGGAAACTTATATAGCATAAGATCAACAAGGTCCTTATGAACCCGATCACTTGCATCGGACATATCAATGGTGGCATACTTGCCATCTTGAGATGCACTGAGCGCAAGTTGTTGGTTTATCGACTGATCACGAAAATTAACGTGACCGGCAGATGAACCAAGAGTCTCTATATACTTAACTAGAGGCTCCAACAAAGCTTGCTGTATGAATTGATTACAGACAGGCTCTATTGCAATGATTCGGGGAGTCTTAAGGGTCTTAGGAACTAGAGTAACCCTGACGGGTTGCTCATGTTCCGGGTCCACTAGCTCGACCGGTCCGGAAATGTCTTCCCATTCTTGGAGGTCCATGTTTGGCACTCCAAATAAGTCGAATGGGAAATGCTTTTCCAGCCGTTGGTGCCACCGCTGTATACGGAATTTCTTATTACCGTATATCTTTTCAGCTGTGGCGCCCGGACCATGCTTTGGTGTGAGTGCATTCATTTCGATGTCTTGTGAAATGCATGAACCCACGTTACTCCAAAGTATGCCAGCAACGTTGGCGAAGTCTACTAAGTAGTCTGCGTCTACGTTCCTGGAGAAGTCCGCGAGGTCGTGTTCTACTTGCAGAAATTTCTCGATAGAATCTCTTTCTCTTTGTTTTGAGCAAGGGATAAGAATTTTCTTGTGCATCAAACAAATCTGTCTAACAGATCTAATGCACTCTAACGAGGGTTCAGCAAGTAACCTACCGTCCCTAGGGTCGAATATACGACTTAGGAAACCTTGCAAAAATGCAGGGAGACCAGCTGTCCTCTTAAAACCAAAGAAGGCAGTAGAGTCGATCTGCCCCATGCTTAGGCTCTTTTCAAAGTCTTTGCAAAAGGCAGGTAAGGTGATCGTCAAGAATGACGTCCCCTCACATTCGATCCTCCGAGATATAGTTATTTTATCTCGGTGGGTGTCGGTGTCACACTGCATTCCGGCCTCGGCCAGAATGCAATCTAGAAGCCACGTAAGGCTTTTCATCATTTCCTCCTTTAGATAGGGGTAAATGAGTCCATAGAGTTGCTCACCACTCGAGGGTACAGGACGTCTAAGTCCCGTACCCCCAGATGTAAAGCTCTCCTTAGGATAAGAAGCTTAGCCTAATTTACAGCCTTTCCGTCAGGTTTGACGGGAGGTGGTAAATCGGGGTGAGTAACTGTCCAAGTCAATTCTTTGGCCAGAAACTCGCAACCCACTGTCATTGTCCCGATGGAAGTAAACACCATCAGACCAATGAAGAGGGCCCTAAGATTCTTAGCTTTCACCGGCCATAAGGTCGGACATAACGGTCCCACCTGTCATCCATGCCAGGAACCCATCGGTAGCATCGATATCGTTACCGATGTCCGTGTTCGAAAATCCCGCAACGGGAGTGTCGAGCACGAAATACGCGGAGTAAGAAACCTCCACGTTCTGGGCTGGAATGAACGGATCCGGCGCCAATACGGTTCGGTTGAACCGGATTGTGCGGCGATTCCGCCTCTTTTCACTGTGGCTGATGACGATCTCCTTGAGACCGTCATCAGACCGATAGGTCTTCTTTTGACCTTCAGTCGAAACGAGGTTAAAGGTGGTAGCGCCTGTTGAAAGCGTTACGGAGAGTGGTGAAGTAAAAGACAACTCATGGTCTCCTAGATGTGGTTTACCAGCAGCAGGATTGCTACTGGGTGACGCCTTACAGAACTAAGTCCGAGTTAGACCTAGAGCTGTAAGGATAGCCTTTTGACGCCAACTAAGGCCATCAAAAGTGAAACCAAAGCCGTAAGGGTTGGCCTGATCACGCATCTTCCATGTGCCCCCGTATGACTGCCGATTTGTGTAAACAAAGTTTTCACTCGTCGACGGGTATGCGAGGACTACGGAAAGATCATAATGGACGGTTTTAGTTACCCGTTTCATTATGTAAGCGTAATCAGCCACAAGGTTTTCGGCTGCGTTCGTGGACATGTTATCTATAACATCTCCTAAGTTAAAGAACCAGTCGATTAACCAAGACCATGGCATGACTTCGTACAGCAAGGAGGGACTCGGGTTTAACCCAAAAAGTGCCGCCTTCGTTCGTTCTGGCCAGAGGTTTTCTCCGATATCGGGAATCCAATATCGGAATCTACCACTGAACCAGACTTCCGTCGTCAAACTTTCGCTACGTTCGCGAAAGTTATCAGGGCTGGACGCGTCACCATAGAACTCAGTAGTCATAACAGGGCGGCTATAGTTGCCGTAATCCTTAAATATGACTTCAGAGTTTATAGTAACCGGAAGCTTCCCACGTCGACGTACTGGAAAACCATTATCACGTCTTAATTGTGCTAATCGTTTATCCAGAATCCTCTGAGCCTTGTAAAGGTTCTGAAGATCGTTGACGATGGGTTTCCAACCGAACTCGATGTTAAGATAATCACCAGCGATTCGTTTAAGCAAATCTTTCTTCGCTTTGACGAGGCCGGCGATAGATCTTAGACCGGGTACGGAAGGAATTCCGTCTTTCACTAACTCTAAGATCGCTTGGTCCGAGGAACTTAAAGGTTTCCCCGGTTTAAATTTAGCCCAAGCGGTCGCTCCTACTGCATTCAAATCGGCATCAGATGGTCGAAAGGCTTCATGCCATTCGGCCTGCCGAGTTGGAGTCCAGAACTGGGGTGTATCCTGGTCGAATATCGCATTTTTCTTATACGGTATTCCGACACAGCATAAATTCCCAGTATACCGCCGTCCGGCGGTAGTGGAGGTACCTCCATAACCGGTAAGGTTTATACCCTCACCGGGCGGATTAAAATCCGTAAAGAGGTTAGAGAGCTCAAGAGGGGATCCGCTTGTAAACGGCGGGCCCTTATGAGGTGAATCACGGCAAGATTCCACATGCTCATCATAGGTGAACCAATCGTCATATGAACCCGTTCCTTCATAGAAGTAATCGAAGAAGTGAACTGGTTCATTACGAAAACGTTCCCTATGTCTTGTATGAGCAATAGTCATGGTCTACCTATTCGTGTACTCTAGTTTCCGCTGCGCAACATTACGCAACGCGGGCTGTGCACACTGCACCGCTTCGTCCACAAATCGTG